TTTATCTTCCATTTTTTTAGAAGATTTAAAGCTGTCCTGCTCTGTAGGCATCGTTTCTGTCTCTGCCTTCTCCTAATACTTTAAGCCTGCCTAATGCAGATTCATATCTTGTGTTATAAACAGTCATCATATCCTGTTCGCCTTTCATATATACATAGCCTTCTAGCAAACAAGCATACAGCAATGCTGAAGGAGCATTCGTTGATAACCATGTTGTACCACTATCAGAGCCAGCAGTTATTGATGCCGGTCTATAAAAGTAATGTAATTCAACATTGTAAGCAGAGTCTGGTGTTGGGGCTACAATAAAGTAATCATTATCAAATATAGCGTAGTATTCAGGTTCTCCTGTTGTAGTTGCGTTTGGATATAGCTCTCTGATCCAATTAACATCTTTATTCATTAAAAAAGTTTGATTACTGCTGGCTGTATAAGATAAAGAATAAGGTGCTAAAAAATCAGTTGGAATACCTAAATATTGATTATCTGCTGATAAAGCACCCACCTGATTCTTTCTAAAAACAGGCAACTGAACATTCTCAAGAATACGATCTTCTGCTTGTTTAATAATATCTGGAAGATATGTAGTAAAAGAAGTCTCACTATTCTGGAGATAATTCTGTATTAAGTTTTTTAATTCAGCGTAAGTCATATCTAGCTCGTTGTTACTTTAAGTGTTCCTATTTCGCCATTCATATCAAGACCAACTGTTCTTGATCCAGCAGAAGTAACACCACCGCCAATAGGATCAAATGCATACAAACGCCTACTTGCTTCTTGTGCTTTATCAGGTCTTGGGTTCTCCAAAGCAATTGGATCATCAACTGGCATTCTGCCTAGTTGATACTGAGGCTGATCTTGATCAAAACACTCAGGACAAACCAAGAATCCACTGAGTCTTGTGTCAACTACTTCATCTTTTAAATCTTTTAAGTCGTAACGAAAACCGCAACGATCACAAAATCCAAAAGCATACTTACCTTGTGCAAACTGTGTCATTAGTTACTGTAAGATGTCCACGGCACAAAACGAAAATTCGCTTTAACTCTATCTTCCTCAGATGCTAATTGCCACTGTTCTTCATATTCTTGTTTAAGGAAAGACAATCTATCCCCAGCTTCTGGTCTTTTCATTGCTATATAATATGCAAGTCCAGCAACCAAACAAGGTAAAAATCTTTTGGGAACATCCATATTATTACTGCCGGGTGTCCCGCTATCGTATATTTGTCTAATTCGATAGTAAGAAACAGTATAGGTTTGCGTAGAATCAGGTACGGGCCATACTGTATATTGCGGTGTTGTTGTAAGCCTTTGAATCCATATCTGAGTAGGCTGACCTGACTGTAGTTTATTCGGTATATCAGCATACTGACTAGGCGATATTCTGGTTAATTGATAATCAGTTTGACTAGAACTATCTCCAGAATTTAACCTAAGATGTGTTTCCATCAAGTCAATCGTATCGTCAGGCAATGTATAGGTTGCTGTATCGGCAGTTAATGTTTGTGTTCCATTTTCGATTGTCCACAAGTTGATTCCACGATTCTGCCATTCGAGCATCATCATATCAATACTGCGTCTAGCAGTACGATAGTCATAGCCAGTACGAGCTTCTAGTCCCGCTCGTTCATAGGCTTCTTCAACAATCTCACCTATATTGAGATTGAAAGCATTAGTGGTCGCAATAGCCATTTAATTAACCATTCTTGCGAAATTTCTGTGGTCTAGCTGCGCCACTGCCTCTAGCAATAGTATATGAGTCACCTATAATACCTCCTGCTTTATAGCCTCTATCGTCAGCTTCTGTTGGTGTAAATACAGGTTTCTTTTTTCTAGCTGGAGTTTTTGGTTTTGGTCGAGAAATCCCTACCATTCCCCTAGACGCATACCTTTTAACTTTTGTTTTTTTTGGTTTACTAGATTTAGAATCGTAATAGCTTGGCATAGTCTGCCCTCCCGATTGTTTTCTTTTTGATTTAGAATAAGCTATAGCAACGGCTTGTTTCTGGGGATATCCTTCTTTTTTTAACTTTGAGATATTCCCAGAAATAACCTTGCTAGAACGCCCACTTTTAAGCGGCATTATTTTTTAGCTTTTTTCTTTACTGCTTTCTTAGCAGGAGATAAAGCCTTCATAGCGGCTTGCGCTTCTTTCTTAGTCATAAGGCTTCCATCAACAATGACCTCTTCGCCATCGATAATTTCTGCGACCTGAAAGATTGGTTCACCACTTGGAACTCTCTCTCCATTTTGTACTACTTTGTACTTAGCCATAATAAATTCCTAACTTGGGTTAGTGTAATGTTTGATCACAGTCATAACGATAGTATAGCTATCACCACTACTATGACCAACAGTTGTAAACTGGATATCTCCAGTTGCGCCACTTCCTGCATTATCAGGAATACCGCTAAATTCAGAAAAATCAAATTCATCAGCCCAGTCAGCAGGAAGCTGAATGACTAAAACATCGGTACTGGCATCAAAATATATTTTGACTCCCATACCAATATTACTAAATGAGATTTTTTCAATGCTTACTGAACTACAAGACATTCCTGTTACTGGATTAGTTGTTAATCCAGAAACATCAATCTTGGTGACGGCACTCTCTCCAGTACCGTCACTCACATTCGTAAATCTGAATATAGCTTTTTGCGCACCATCTTGGATGGTTTGTGTTGCTACTGCATCAGCCATAAATTACCCCCTATTAAGCGTCAGCGAATGGTGTTACTAAAGTTCCTGAACCAAGTAACTGTGCTGCAACATGGTATTTAGCACTTGCCATTGCAGTAATAACTACAATGCTTCCTGCTAAACCGCCCTTAGTTGTGCCGTTTTGTGTAAAGGTATCGTTAGATGCGCCAGAGATAAAAGTTTTGCCTGCTGCGCTGTCATCAATACCGGTATAAGCGCCACCAACAAATTTGTCAGTGCCATCGGTTGTGATGTCCATGTCTGTTGCTGCCGTTACGACAATAAAAGTGAATTGTGCGCCCAAATTACATAATTGACTTGGGTCCGTTTTATCATCAGGCTCTGTTACAACAATGCTAGGCAGAGTAAACACTCCGTCTGCATCATTACATAACAGTACTCTACCAGCATGACTGGCTACTGTGATAGTTGTGTTAGCTGTTAAACTAACAACGGAATTATAACCTGCGTTTATAAAACCAGCGAGTGATCTTACAGGTCCTGAAAAGGTTGATTTTGCCATAATTTCCTCCTACGGAAATAAGTCCTACCGTCTTGGCAAGTCTGCTAGGTCAGTCTGTAGGACAAGTTTACCCTAGATAAGGTTGATGTGGGTTGAGTAAGAAACCCCCACATCACAGGTTCCATTAACAAAATTAAGCTCCTGAAGTTCCGTAAGCACCAAGCGGATCAGATACCCCGAAGGAATATCTTTCTCTTGCTTTGTATCTTACATTACCAGTATCAAAATCGCCGTCCATGCTCGTTTCCATTGGAGTTCTAACGAAATGTTTGAATCCATTTGGAACATCGGTCATTAAGAACCATGCATCAGTATCAGTTAGATAATGATTCACAGCATAACCACCGGGAACAACGCCCATTGATTTTATCGCATTAATATCATTGTCAGCAGTACCCACTCTGAGATCAGACTGTAGTATCCGTTGAGCAACAAACATCAAGTTAGGCGGTATAATCAACTTCGTTGGTTTTGCAGCAATTAGCAAACCACGCTCATCTGTCCAACCAGCAATAGTTATAATGGCGGCTTCTAGTGAAGTCTCATTAAGATCAGCATCGGTTGAAGGTTTGTTAGCGTTTGTTCCACCCGAAACAAGAGGGTGAGAGGTGCTGAATAAATCAACTCCATCACCTGAGTCATAGTCTCCAAATCCTTTATTCAAAGGATATGCAGCTTTGACTTGCTTCGTATAAGCCATAGCTCTGGCAAGTGCTTTAGTGTAGCGTGCAGAAAGCGAATCATAAAGATTATCTTCCATAGCTTCTTCAGTAATAGCAAATCCCATTGCAATGGTTTCGTGGTTGTAGCGAGCAGTAAAAGATTCTTGTGCGTTATCATAACTGATAGCAGCACCTTCGTCTTTTACGGGGGCAGCGTTAAAGCCACTTAGCTTGACTTCTTCTTCAAACGATCTGTCGGAAGATTCAGTCTCATATATCTCTTCATGCTCATTGTCGTACTTGCCGTACTCTAACCCAAACAACGCATTTAAACCGGGTAGAAGTTCTTTAAGTAATTGTGCTCTTGAAATAGCCATTTATTAAATTCCTTATATTCCAGTTGTGTTGTCCATGAGGTGCCCAACATTAAACTTGACGACAACATCAGTGTAACTATCACCAACTTCCGAGTTCGGTCCATCAACGAATTGAATAATACGAACTGGTAGTGTATTGGTAGTAGCTGCAGTAGAAATATCGACAGCGTTTTTGCTAGTCCCTATAGAGGTAGAGCCTGCTGTTTGAATAACCGCACAATTAGTTCCCAATACAGCTTGAGCGGCAGAGCCGTCACATTGCATTTGGAAAGTAATATCTGGGTCATCCATAACATAGGCTACGGCATCTGAAGCAGAAGTAGATGCGGGCCATTGTTGATTGAAGGTCTTTTGACTGGTACTTGGATCGGTGTAAGAACATCCGACAAAAATACCAATTGGAGTCAAGGTAGTCGTACCAGTGTCTTTTTCGACAGTACCGGCAGTAACTAGCTTAACAAAGTCGCCATAAAAAATACCAGTACCATAAGCACTCGCAATTTTATAGTGACGAACTTTTCCGCTAAAAGAACCATTACAACTAAGTCCAGCTTGTGGCATAGCACCGTAAGGTGTTGCACTACTAGGCATAATAGCCTCCCTATTTACATCACAAAGTTAAAATTCATAACCCCATGAAATAACAAGTTATTTCTTAGAGTTACTCCCGAAAGTAACCCTAGACTGCCTTTCCGGTTGAAGCATAGGCATTCTTGGATCATTTTCTCTAAGGTAATTATTATCAATGCCACTCATCTGTTGATCAGCCATATTCTCATAGTATTCTCTACGATCCTTGATCATCTCAACAGGGGCTTTACATAATAATAACCCGCCAACTTCAATTGCACCTTCGCTTGCCCAGCGTGAATCTTCATCCGAAAGTATTTTCAAACTTGGTTGAGACTCAGCAGATACGACCTCCCAGCCTTCTCTAAACTTACTGGAAACATTAGTGTTATCTGGATTACCAATCATGCTGGTTCTTATCCATCTAAACACCCATCCTTCCTCCGGTTCAGGGTCAGGTAGTACATTTGGTGGCGACCACGACTTCTTTCGTTGTGTGGTTTTTCGATTATACTCCTCTCTTGGAGTGCGCTCTTCAGACATATAAATATCCTCTAGTTGTTTGCAGACATATCCTTAACCAATTGGTTAGCATATTGTTCTGGCGTTACCCCAAGACGCTTTGCGAGGGCGACTTGAGTTGCTGTAAGCTGTACTTTGCGTGGTTTCGCACCATTATTGCGTGTAGCAGGTGCGATCACGGAACTTTGGGAATTGGAGCTTACAGCTTGTTTTTCTTCACTCCCAAAGAAATCTGGAAATACTGACTTCATTCTTGAATCTATTCTTTCATAGTATTCATCAGAACGAGGATCAAGGTTTTCTTCTCTTACTAATTTTTCATGCACACCATATGCAAAGCTAGTCATTTCAGCATCATTACCAAACCATTGGTTTTTTGCTTGCCATGAAATTGCTTTATCATCAGGTCTTGGTGGCATCTGTTGTTGAGGTACAAACTGTTCTTGTTGTTGTGGAACAAATTCTTCCTCTGGAATTCTTGCATTAAACTGTTCAGCACTAGCCGCATCCATAGTTGCTCTAGTTAAAGCCTCTTGAGCAATAACCATTTCTTCTGTATTACCTTGTTCGTAAGCCTCTTTATATTTTTGTTGAGCTGCTTGTTTAGCAAACTCTGCTCTTTCTTCGGCTTGTTTTCCAAGATATTGCTGACCATCATTAACCAATCGGCTTAAACGATCATTTTCAGACTTTATTTGCTGTGCATATTTAATTGCTTCATCACGAAGTTTTGCAGCTTGTTCTTTCTGCCTTCTTTCTTCGTGGTGTTTTGCTGTTAGTTGATCAATTCTTTTTTGAACGCTCTTATCAACATTCAATATTTCTTCATCAACTGGCTTGTCTTTAACATCTTCAGCAAAAACCTTTTCTTTCTTTTCGGGTTTTGTTTCAACATCATCGACAATTTCAATATCAATCTCATTTTCAGGTTCAACAACCTCATCTGGCTTAGAGCCAATCTTTGATTTTACGCCTAAAAACTTCTGTTCTGTACTCATTGTTGAGTTTTCGTTAGTATCGCTCATACTTTTTCTATCCCTCTGGGATCATCAACCACTGCTTCGACACTATCATCATTAATGATGCGAAATTCTTTCCCATGAATCTTAATTCGAGTGCCACTAAATGCACGAAACACAACAAAATCTCCTTCGGAACACCAAGCTCCAGTAGGAAAACGTGATTCGTCTTTGTAACAATCAGGTCCCATTTTTAAAACAAAACCTGTAATGGTGGCTACTTCTTCATAACGGATAGTTTCTTCCGCCTTGATGATACCACCTTCGGTCTTTTCTTCTTTTTCTGGGATTGCTATTAGGATTCTATATCCTGTGGGTTCTGGCAACTGTGTTGCCTCTTGCTTTTCTTTCTCTATATCGAGAGCAGTATTCATGACCACCTCTTTGCACGGAATTATTAAAGGTTTCCGAGTTACCTTGCGGCACTATGCCGATTTAGAGTCGTTCTAATTCTTGAATAATATCCAAGAGTTCACGCTCTGCGAGGGCTAAACCCTCGATTACACCAGATTGATGTTTATATTCATCAAAGCTGGTACAACTTCCTGTAGCAATATTATCTGCTCTATCGTTCATTAAGTCTCGTATTCTTGACTTAAATTTTTCAATCAGCATATCACTGCTCATTAGTATTGCCTGATGTTATAGTAGATGCAAGCCTTGATGCAATCTCTGCAGCTTTGGTTGCTTCTTCGCTTTCAATCTTTTCGCCCTCTACCTGTGCATCAATAACATCACTAACAAGTTTTTGTTTTACACTGGCATCAGCAATTTTTTCTTGCGACCTAATTCTCTCAAGCTCAATAGCATCACGGCTTTGAGACTTTTGCATATCAACTTGTGCATCAACCATATCGGCTTGAGCCTTGCGTTGAACTTCAGCTTGTTTAATATCAAGCTCACGCATTTTTGCTTGAACCAATGGGTCTTGCATTTGTTCTTGAATTTGTTGTTGTTGCATTTCTCTTTGGTGTTTCTGCAATAATCTTTCCGCAGCTTCTGCAACCATTGATGACAATCGTTTCTCAATATCTTCTGGCAATGGCTCACCCATAGGAGGCAATTCAATGCCCAATTCTTTTTCAATCTCATCACGATATTGAAACGCTAAATGCTCTCTAATATGAGACTCTAATGATGCTTGTAGTAACTGCATACCCTGTGGGTTGTTTGCGCCCATTTGAGCCAACTCTGGGTCTTGTATTGCGCTCATGTGCACTCTAATGTGCGCTTCCTGATCTTGATATTCAAATGCTTTAACTGGCTCCCCATTAAGCATATTCATATTTTCACTAACTGGATCAGCAGGCTTCACATCATCGCCTAGCGGAACAATCTTGTCTGCATCTCTAATGCCTAATGTATCTAGCATTTGTCTATGTAATTCAGGCAGATTATAAATCTGTGGCGATTGTTGAGCCAACTGAAGTGCTGCTTGATACTGCATTATTCTTTGAGACATTGTTGCTGAGTTTGGATCAGAAACAGGTTGGACATCAATGCGGTCATCAAAATCTTCCATTTTAATATCAGACTCTGCATCAACTTCATAAGGATAAGATGGAGAGGTAAAGTCTTTAATTACATTAACTAAGATATTAAACTCTTGTTTCATTGAAGCGTGAAGCCTAGATTGTATAGCAGTCATAACTTTCATACTTCTTTCAAGAATCGCCAGTGTTGTTCCAACTGGAGCTTCTGAGTTCATGTCACTAACATTTAAGTCTGATGCACTGGTAAATCTTCTTCCTTCTTCGACAATGTTTCCTAGCAACTGATAAAGAGTTGCTGAGGGTTCTTTGTAAGGAAGAAATGTAATGTTGTCCCTAATTGCACCACCCGGAATATCTACATCTCTAAACTCACCCGGCATAATTGGAGTATCATCCCCTTTAATTCTAAGCCCTCTGGACTTTAGACCACCCGGCAAGTTTGATAGTGTTCCTGCATCTACTAGCTGTCTTAATAAAGAAGTAGCAGATTTTGCCAATCCACCAATTAAATGCACTAAACCAAATCCATAAAATCCAAGACCCGGTAAATATTGATAATGTGCAAAGTGTTG